TCGTATCAAAGGTGATGATTCGCCTCTCATGCCGGGTGAGTTCCGTGACGTTGATGTCCCGGGTGGTGCCATCCGTGATGCTATTACTTTCATTCCTTACAAAGAACCGTCATCGGTATTGTACCAATTACTCGGAAACATCGTTGACGAAGGAAGAAGAATAGGATCGGTAGCCGATATACAGGTTGGGGACATTAACGCCCAAGCTCCCGTAGGAACAACTCTTGCCTTGATGGAAAGATCTATGAAGGTTATGTCTGGTGTGCAGGCCAGACTACATGCAGCTTTAAAAAACGAGTTAAGGTTACTTGCTGCAGTTATTAGAGATTACATGGATGATACATATGCGTATGAAATGGAAGGTGAGTTCTCAAGAACAAAAGACTTTGACGAGAGAATTGACGTAATACCAGTGTCTGATCCCAATGCAGCAACAATGTCACAAAGAGTTATGCAGTATCAAGCAGCATTGCAATTAGCACAGCAGGCTCCTCAGCTTTATGATATGGGCAAATTACATAGACAAATGCTTGAGGTGTTAGGTATTCAGGATGCCAGTTCAATTATTAAACTGCCAGAAGATATCAAACCAGCAGATCCAGTTACAGAAAACATGGCTATGTTAAAACAAGAGCCGGTAAAGGCTTTTAAATACCAAGACCACGAAGCTCATATTAGGGTACATATGGCAGCAGCCAATGATCCAAAGATAAAAGAGATTGTTGGTCAGTCACCTTTTGCAGGAGCAATACAGGCAGCTTTATCAGCGCACATAACAGAACATGTGGCTTTCCAGTAT